GACGGAACTTAAGATTTGTAGGCAATGGTTCAATTTGTTAACTGCATTATATGCAAACAAAACTTTGGAATCGTTCGATTCTCAGGCCAGTGCAACATTACAAAAAATGTCAAACTACAATGTACCAGAAGATCAATTTGCGCAGCTAGAATTTGATACTATTTTGGTGAGCAAACACTATTTAATGCAAAAACAGGACTTCATTAGTCGTTTAAACTTCAATATAGCCAGCAGCAGCGTAAATTGTACTTATATGGGTATAATGTTGATAATGTTCCTATGCCTAATTGGAAATCTATACGTTCAATTCGTGCATCTGTTGGTAGGGGGGTCGACTGTGTTCACGCCATGGCCAGATTATGGGGATTCTACTTACCATTCTCCGAAGTCTACCCCGACAACAGATACCCAAAAAACATCCTTTATGCCTTCTATCAACGCTTGGCCGTTACGATCCCGGACTACGACCGAAAGTTATTGCGACAACTTAAAAGAATGGTTTTACTTTATTTGCGCAAAAATTTACGTCCACTGGACATCTCTGATGACGTCTCTTACGAATGTTGGAGGGCCAAGCTCAATTTTAACGAAAATAGACTTAAACAGCTTGATGAAGCACATGCAAAGTTTTGCATCAGGGGCTTCAACCGCGGCGACTTCAAGTGTAAAACATTTATCAAACTCGAAAGTTATCCAGAATTTAAATACCCTCGTCTCATCAACTCTAGATCAGATGTTTTCAAATGTTACTTTGGTCCATTTGCCCGAGCAATTGAAGAGAGAGTATATCAAGACCCACATTTCATCAAGCATATCCCAGTTTTGGACCGACCAGGCTACCTATTGGAAAACTTATGCCAACCAGGAGCTAGATATGTCTACACAGACTATACTAAATTTGAAAGACACTTTGTACCAGAAGTCATGCGAAGCCTTGAATTACCCTTGTACAAGTACATGTTACAAAATTATCCCGATGTTTACCATAATGTTAAGTATGTTTTTACTGGTGTTAATAATTTATGGAATGTGGATTTCACGGCACAAATTGTGGGATGCCGTATGTCGGGTGAAGTTACTACCTCATTGGCAAATGGCTTTAGTAACCTTATGTTGTTTATGTTTGTGGCTTCTCAATTGGGATATAGAGATACATTTAATATCAAAGGTGTGGTTGAAGGAGATGATGGCTTATTCACCCTTAGCGGAAAGTTGCCTACTAGCCGGGATTTTGCCCAATTGGGTTTTGATATTAAAATTGGTTACGTCGATAATATTGGCGACGCTTCCTTTTGTGGTCTTATTTTCGACACCGAAAGTAAACAAAATATACGTGATCCTATTCGATTTCTTAATAAATTGTCTGTGTATGATTCAAATGCCAAAAGCGGTAATGATCATACTATGCTGTGCCTCCTACGTGCTAAAGTGCTATCTGGTATTTGTGAAACGCCATCGTGCCCTGTTATATGGACTTTGCTCTCGAGGCTTGAATACCTTACTCGATACGTTCAACCCCGTTTTGATGAGAATGACTGGTACTTCAAACAAAATCGTCCAGATGTTGTGTGGGAGACAAAAGGAAAAAGAGCATTAATTAAGGAACCTACTAAACAAACTCGCGCATTATTTGAAG